TGAAGAAGGTGGCGGACGCTTTCACTCGTGTATATGAATCGTATGTGTCGGGTGTGATTCGTCGGCTGGCCGTCTCCATGCCGCCCCGTGCCGGGAAGTCCTATATATCATCCTTGTTCATTTCGTGGATGCTTGGCCATTTTCCGGAAGAGTCGGTCATGCGCAACTGTTGTTCCGATACACTGTATAATAAACTATCTTATGATACACGCGACATTGTCCGCTCTTTCCGGTTCAAAGAGATATTCCCGGATGTGCAATTGCGAGGGGATAAACAGAACGTGCATGGCTGGAGCTTGGAAGCTGCCCGGCAGGTGAGTTACTTCGGGGCTGGTGTAGGCGGTACGGTAATCGGTTTCGGTGCGTCTATGTTGGCCATGACCGACGACTTGTATAAGAGTTTGGAAGATGCACTATCTGACACCAATAACGAAAAGGTCTGGTCTTGGAAGCAGGGAACACATGATTCTCGTATCGAGGGAAACTGTTGTTCAATCGACATCGGTACCCGCTGGTCGGCTACGGACGTTCTTGGTCGTATGGAGGAAATGGGAAAGTATGACGAGATTATCCGTATCGCAGCTCTGGATGAGAACGACTGCTCTTTTTGTGAGGATGTACATACAACGGAGTATTATCACGAATTGCGAGAGGAAACGGACGATTCCATCTGGTGTGCCGAGTATATGCAGGAACCGATCGAGGCTATTGGGTTGTTGTTCCCAAAATCAGAATTGAACCGCTTCAAGTTGGCAGATATCGAAGGTAAACATCCGGATGGCGTGATCGGTGCTACCGATGTGGCCGACGAAGGAGACGATGATTTCTGTGCACCGATTGCCAAAGTATTCGGTACAAAGTATTTCATTACCGATGTCCTGTTTACGAAAGACAATGTCGAGATTACCGAACCAAAGTTAGTTTCCTTGATTCTTGACACCCGCTGCGACAATATGCGTATCGAAAGCAATAACGGTGGTCGTTTGTTCGCCCTCAATGTCCGTAAGGCTGTAAAGGCAAAGAATGAGAAATGTATCATCCAGGCGAAACCGACAACAGCCAATAAGGATACACGTATCTTGTTGAAGTCTGGTTGGATTAAGAAGCATTGCTATTTCCTGGAAGAGGGCGAGTATAGGAAAGGTTCGGATTACGATCGGTTTATGAAAGCGCTTACCGGATATAAGAAAGAAGGTGGCAATAAGCATGATGATGCGCCGGACGGCATGACGATCCTTGCCGAGAATGTAGAGTTCATCAAGTTGTGCAAGGCTAACTCTGTACGTCGGGTAGCAAGGAGTAGATAATTCGATTTTATAAAATTTTTCCGAGGGGATAATTTTATAATTCAAAATTATCGCTACTTTTACTTCCCAATGTAGACAAAACGAAGATGATATCACATAAACAATATGAGTTTGCGCAAGCAAGAATAGAGAAACTGTTACCATTGGTGGATGATAATACACCTGCAAACGATAGAAATGCAGTTGAACTTATGATGATGTCAGATATAGTGATTGCTTACGAGAAAGAACATTATCCCATAGGTAAGTCGGCTGCGATTAAATAAAAACGTGATCATTTAAAGTGATTGCGCTTTTTCGTTTTATATTTTAGCATAAAACAATTATGCCAAGTATAAACGACATCCTTACAAATGAAGATTTTGGGCAGGTAGTTAGTACGCTATGTGTCGATACGATAGAATACCGAGAACCAAGAGAATATTACAACGAATATAATGGCGAACGTCGGAGACGTAAAACCTCTGTTGGCTGGCGTGAGCCTAAACGTTTAGAAGTCTATTCGGATACTTTGGTGGATAAAAATGGTGAACCAGTACGCCTTCCTGATAAGATCGTAGATGTGGCCCGTATCGTAACCAACTTTCCGAAGAAGGAGGTGCGTACCTCTGTCGCTTTCCTGTTTGGCGGGCAAATGATGATTACCGGAGCTGATCAGAACGATGGTTTCCAAGAGTTCAAACGTGTATGGGAACGCCGATTGAAGATGCAATCCGTTTTGAAGTCATTTGCACGCAAGGTGCTTTCTGAAAGTAAGGCCGCTCTTGTGTTCTATCCGTATATATCCAAAGGATTAGACGGCAAATTGATTACGGAGTTGAAGGTGAAAACGCTCTCTGTTCCCCGTAATGAAAATACTTTATCTGAATTTTATCCCCATTTCGACGATAATGATGATATGGATGCCTTTATCCATCGTTATCAAGTAAATTCTAATGGTATGATCCGGAACAGCTGTACAATCTGGACGGCAGATAAGATTATTACGGCTATCGATGAAATGGGCGGCTGGGTGATAAAAGAGGTTCCCAATCTATTCGGGAAGATTCCGGTTGTGTATGCCGATGTATTCCAACCTGAATGGGATGAAGTAGCGCTTCTGATGGATGCTCGTGAAATGCGTATTTCTCGCATGGTGGATACAAATGATTACTATGGTGATCCGATGTTGAAAACATTCGATGTGGCTGACTTGCCGACTAAAGACACTGTCGGAAAAGAATTGTCTTTTACTTCTAAAGTACATCCGGAAACGCAACAATTGTATCATGGCGATGCGGAATATCTTACTTGGAACGGCTCTCAGCCATCTGTGGATAAAGAGTTGGAAGAAACCAAATGCGAGCTGTTTTCCGGTACATCCACGCCGGATCTTTCCTTTGACAATTTGAAAGGTATTGGCAACCTGTCCGGTGTTGCCCGTAAATTCATGCTGATGGATGCCACTATCAAGGCGAGCGAGAACATGGAAACGTTCGGTCCGGTGGTTCAGCGTTGCGTGTCGGTCGTGTTGGCTGGGATATGCAATATTACCAACATCAAGTACCGTCCTCAATTGGTGAACAACCTGATCGATGTGGAATTTGGTTCCATTTTGCCGGAAGATTTGGCTGAAACCCTGCAAACCTTATCTATTGCCAATGGAGGCAAACCGATTAACGCTCAGCGCACGGTTACGGCTCATTCTCCGCTAACAGAAGACTTGGACGAAGAAATGAAGCTGATGAAGGAAGAGGAGGATACGGCTGCGCAACGTAATAACATGGTTGGTCTGACAATGGGATATGGAGAATGAAAGAACTATCATTTCATGAGCGACAATTCCTGCAACGTCTGTTCCGGCAACAAGGCAGCATAAAGTATTCGTTTGACGAGTTTGTCCGTAGGGTAGGACCTCTTCTGGCTAAATGGTCGGATCATGGCGGCGACCGTGTATGGATAGGTAATGCTACTATTGAAAAGCAAATAGAACGTCTGTTGGATGATTTACACACGCAGCTCGTAAGCAATATATCCAATACAGTTACCGATGTATGGAATTTAGGCAATAGGTAAGCGGATGAACTGGTAACGGGCTATATTAAGGATATGGCTATCTCCACTACGCTAAGGGAAAAATTGTTTTCCCGGAATGCCGATGCGCTGAATACTTTATTGAAACGTAAAGATGAATTTGGTAAAACCATATCCTCCCGTGTTTGGGATATAACGGACGGGGCTATGGATAATCTGGAATATTATCTTTCTTCGGGTTTATCTTCCGGCCGTCCAGCCGCGTTGATCAGCCAAGATATACGGCAATTGCTAAACGAACCCAACCGTCGTTTCCGCCGTGTAAGGGACGCGAATGGGAAGCTGGTTCTATCCCAGCCAATGAAAGACTATCATCCGGGGCAGGGTGTTTACCGTTCGTCTTACAAAAACGCTCTACGTTTAGCTGCAACGGAGACCAATAAGGCTTTTCGAACTGCCGATTACGAACGTTGGCAGAAAATGGACTTCGTGACTGGTTATGAGGTGGAACGTTCACCATCGAATCACGGTCCGTGTCCTGTATGTGATGCAAAGGCTGGCCAATACTCGAAGGATTTTAAGTTTACGGGCTGGCATCCGTTCTGCATCTGTATAGCTACGCCGGTCATGATGGATCATGAGGAGTTTGCGGAATGGTTGCTGGGGGATGGAAAGATTGAAAGAGATAGTATTTCAATCCAATATTCAAAAGATAGAACGAAAGAGCTGCAAAATTGGGCAAAGCAGTCTTTATTGAATGGCTCATTCTCTCATAAAGATTTTCCGGTACGAGTTAAAATGACAGGAAAGTCTATCAAAGAGTTCTTGAATCAGCCTCATAAGTTCAAGAAAGAGAAGAACGAATTGATAAAAAATATAGGAGCGATATTTGCCGGTTCGGATTACAAGGGGTATACTGAATACCATAAGGATAATCCTATGATTAAATATTCTCATGTTTTTGAAATTGAGTTGAACGGAGAGAAAAGTTGGATTATTGTTAGAGAAGATATAACCGGGAATGCCGTCCTTTATAGTATATCGGATAGTGATAAGGTCTTGACTGGCATAAAAAAGAAGTAGCCCGATAGACCATCACCGTAGAACTACAATCCACGGCTGAATCTATCAGACTACTCTTTTGCAAAAATATAAATTATCTCCTAATTGTCTAACGATTTTGGAAATTTAATCGTCAAATCAACTATTGTCGTCAGGACAATAGTTGAACTGCGGTGCTGAACACCGTGTTTCAACTGAGGTCGTAATGACCCCAGTTGTTACGATCTGCACAATGGTTGAAATTAATCAAATTACCTCTGCCACCTCCTTTGGCTGCTCTACCACCTTAAATAGATTGGCGAGGAACTCCAATCCTTTCTGGGTGACGAGTACTTTCAAGACCATGAAACCGTCATGGTTGTTGCGGTCAATCCATTTCTCTTTTAGGACGAAATATCCACGTTTCACATATTCCTGTTTCGGTTCGTTCTTGTTCTTGAAGAACACGCCCATATCACGCAGTTTCTGGAACAGGGTGTTTCTTCCGAACGGTAGATTCAGAATTTTAGCAGACTGGCCAATGTCGATACGCTCGTCCGCGTCCATTACTTTATCCATAAATTCAGCCTTGGGGCGTAATTTGTTGTTTTCTTTTACCACGGTTTCAACTTTTCTCTCTAGTTGTTGAATTCGTTCTTCTTTGCGCTTCATGGTATCTTGGGCAACCAACAAGGCACGGGCCATAATCTCCTCCGGAGTCTCATCTGCTTTGGCGACCATGTAGCCTCCTGTTTTGCGGATGGCAGGGAGAATCTCTTCACATACCCAATCCTGGAACTTTTCTGCTTCGGGCAATTTGGAGCGCATGATTAGACGGTAGACATCGGATTCGGGAATAAACGAAATTTCCACTTTCTGTTCCGTACTTTTACCATATTGATTTGTAGTGATTGAGACCCCCTCGTGTTTTACGACCCCCTTGCAATGTCTATTGATAGCATCATATCGGTTACTATATCCTAACATAGCAGCAACATCACTTGCTACAAACATCGGTTTATTCTCTATAACCGTAACTCTGATTTCTCCGAATATCGGACTTTGGAAATATTGTATCTTCGCTTCCATAATAATTCGCGTTTAAAAGTGAAAGGGCAAAGACCGGAATTGCTTATTGTGGCTGTTTGCAATTCCAATCAATACCCTTTATTAATATCTTCCTATGGAGAACAGCCACGGACTCCGGATTAGAACGTTCTGAAATAATATATAAATCAGATTTTCTTTTTCCCGGAAATTTCTTTTCCCGCAGAGATTCTTCCTTCCTCAAAAGCTATCTCCACTGCCTCACTGGCACGAACCTTAGTGATATACCACTTGCCGGAGAGTTTTACCTTGTGGTGGTTAATGTATTTCTTGGCTTCTTTCATGGCTGTTCCTCCACACCTACGTTGATATCGTGGAAAATCGTATAACCTATCATTTCTCCAATGTCAGACATAATGGTGAACAGGTTGTCATAGATTTTTTCCAGTTTGATAGAATAAGCCTCGTTCATCGGGGCTTCGTCATTATCCAGCCAATTCCCGATACGCGACTTGACGGATTTGAGTTCACGCAGCATGGTAGTTAGTTCTTCTCGTTCCTCTTTCAAAGGCAATACTTGCTTTTTCATTTCAGACCTCCTTTCTGCTCCTGTAGTTTCTGATTGAGCTTTTGGTTCTCTGCAAAGAGCTGGTTCATGATGTGGCGTTGGTACGAAAGCATACCTTCGGTTCTACCGATAGCGCGTCCGGCATCATAAGCTGCCTGGAGTTCTAAAGTTGAATACGGTGAACCGGAAGCCAAGATAGCTTGCAATTCAGGATTGGAGTACTTACCCGTTTCGTGGGTGGACGTACTTGTGGCACTACTATTATTCATGCCACTTGTAATTTCATGTTCCTTGGTCATTTTTACTAATGAAATTATAAGATACAAAAAAGGCTGTCAGCCTCCCATTCCGACCAAGGAACACGTTTTATACGAATTATACGTATAGGTAACGTAGTAGGGATTTTGACAGCCTAATATCTTTGTGTTTGGGATATGGGCATAAAAAATCCTATACAGTATATTCATATAATAAAACTTTGTTCCTTGGTCGTTGAACGTTGCAAATATGGGTACTTATTTTTGATTATGCAAATATTTATTCATTATTTTGCAAATGCAACCGTTGATGGATTCGACTTTCTTGCCGGAGGTTGCTATCATCAAGATAAAAAGAAAGAGAGGTTAGAATGCGCAGTGAGTGCGTGTTACTCTCCGTCATCAAGATAGGATAGTTAAGAATAAAAAACTATTCAATTATGGAAACATTGTTTTCATTTATTTGGGAAATCTCGAAAGAGATTATAATCCATTATATCATAAAGATGATAGATAAGTACCTTGGAGATAAATAAAAACTGAAAAGTTTTAGCCTGTGGACGTGTCCATGGGCTTTTTTTATGTCAGTAAAATCCTAATCGTCTTTATATTTTAAACAGAAAACTCTTATGACAATTTTAGATTTAATCAAGGCGGCATGTAAGACGAAAGGCGTGCCAGAGAAGTATGCGGAACGTATTCAGAAGACGTTCAAAATCGAAAAAGCTGAAGGAATGGAGGCTTTTGTGGACCTGTTCAAAGAAAATATCCTTCCGGCTATCCAGGAGGCAGAGAATGAAGCTAAGACTACGGCTGAAACGGCTGCGGTCGCTGCATACGAAGCAAAACATGGATTAAAAGACGGTAAACCGGTGGAAGATCCGGATAAGAATAAGAAAACGGAAGAAGAGCTGTTGAAGGATCTTAGCCCGGAAGTAAAAGCTTATCTGGAAAGTATGAAGAAGAGTGTCGATGATATGGCTAAAAAGGTGGGTGATTCCATTACTAACTCGGCAAACGAAGCCAAAAAAGAAACAGTTCGGAAGCAGTTGAAAGATGCCGGTCTTCCGGACAGCTGGCTGGGACGTGTGGATTTGGCTTCTGAAACGTCTATCGAGGATCAGATCAAGACACTATCCGAAGAATATACCGGAATCCAGCAAAAGGCGATCGATGATGCTGTGGCTCGTGGCGATTACGCTCCCGGTTCCGTAAATCTTCAGGACCGTTCCGAAGCGGATTGGGCGAAGCTGATGGATCAGGACGTCGATAATAGTGCAAATAATCCCGGTGTGGTAAACCTGGGTATTGAATAATCCAAGTAAAGTGTAACGTTATGTACAGAAAAAGAGAAAGAGAATTCCAGTATCCTCCCGGAATTGAAAAGATTATTGAGGATGTGATCGGTGGTGGGACGATTGATCGCAGAGACTTGCAGAACGCTTTGTTCAATGGCAAGGCGTTGGACGAACTGCCTCCGATTGTAATAGTAGTAAAAGATCCGGAAACAGGGCTGTATCATGTATTGAAGACGGCAATGGCTTCCGATGCAGGTAGTGAAACAACTTATAAGGTGGCCAAGAATCATCTGTTCGGTGTGGGTGACTTCGTGACGATTGGTGGCGCTTTGACTGGCGCTTCCGATAAGATCACAGCTATTGATAAGAGTAATGCGGATTTCGATACGATTACGCTGGCAGCAACGATTGGGGCTGCAACAAAAGGTCAAGTATTGGTTCAGGCTAAAGACAAGCAGGCTGCGAAAGCCGCCAAGTTACCTTATGATGGCGAATTGGTCGTCACGATGAATAAAGTCGACTTGACTGTAGCTAACCAGCAGTCCGGGTTATTGGTAAGAGGTACGGTAAACGAATCCTGTATGCCGTTCCCGGTAGATAAGGACTTAAAGGCATTAATGTCGTTTATCCGTTTTGTGTAATCCATTAAAATCTGATATATGGAAAGAAGTTTAATTAAACAGGTGAATAAAAAGAACATGGCGGCTCGTTTGAATACCCGGCATGTGAAACCAGTCGTTTTCCCGAACTTCTTCGGGGTGAAAAGAAAGACTTCGTTGAAGTGGGAGACACTGACCGGCGAGAAGGGTGCTCCGGTAATGGCAGATGTGATCTCTTTTGACGCTTCCGCTCCGCAGAAGACGCGCGAGGTAATCAGCAAGTTGTCCGGTGATATTCCAAAGATAGCCGTTAAGCGTGGTATGAACGAAAGTGATTACAACGAGTACAAACAGTTGGAACGTGACGCACAGGGTGACGCAGATCAATTGGCATTGCTGAACCTGGCTTTCAAGGATCAGGATTTCGTGTATAACTCTGTCCGTGCCCGTTTCGAATGGTGGTGTATGCAGCTCATGAGCCGTGCGGGTTTCCATTTGTCGGCAAAGAATAATAGCGGTGTCGTTACGGCTGAGTTTGTTGGTTGTGGTATGCCGAAGAAGAACCAGCGTAAATCTTCTGTAGATTGGAGCAACGCTTCAACGGCCAACGGCTTGCAGGATATCGAAGATACGGTTGTTGCTGCTTCTGCCGAGGGAGTAACGATTCGCTATGTAGTGATGCACGTGGCTGACTTCTCTTTGTTGAAGAAGCAGAAATCAACATTCGACACATTGAAGGCATGGGTTAATTCGTCTTCAAAAATATTGGTGACGAAAAATCTTATCAACGAGTATCTGGCCGAACAGGAAATCCCGGTGAAGATCATTACTGTGAATCCGTCTGTCCGTATCGAGGACAAGGCTCATCGTCGTAAGACGATCAATCCGTGGGAGCGTAAACGTGTATGTTTCTTGGAGGATTTGAAGGTTGGTGATATCCAACACGGACCGATTGCAGCCGAATCTTCCGCTACCTTGCAGAAGATTGCCCTCATGGGAAAACAGGAATGGGGATTGGTTAACAAATGGGCTGAAC